TAGCATTGAACAATTTGTTAGCTACAGATAGTCTAGGTTGTGCTCCTCTTTCTATTCTGTTAACCGCTACAAAACTTATCCCTGCTTTCTCTCCTAACTGCTTCTGCGTTAGGTTTCTTCTCTGTCTGTTTTCTTTTAGTAATGCTCCTATCATATTTATTGTTTTATTCTATATCAAAGTCGGGTTCTATCTGCTTCTCAATAACTTTTAGTTCCTCTGGAGTAAGTCTATCGGTTATATCTATTAACATACCTCCTACGTCTATTTGAACTTTAAACTTCTCAATCTCACAATGTGAATCATCAAAGTAATGATAGCCATGACATTCCTCTTGTCTTAAAGTAGTTATTTCAAAAGCTAGTTCTGCTTCAATAAAACAATCTAGTTCGAAGTTTTGTATTACTCTTTCCATTAGTAATCGATTTCAATTTCTTGTAATACTTCTTCTGTTCTTGGCTGATACATTTCTACAAAGTTGTTATACTTTGCTACTGCTTCCTCAAAGTTGTAGTGATAGGACTTAGTAAAGTTGTTAATCTTAATAAAGTAACCTACTTGTCCGTCTTCTTTGGTTTCCTTTAATAACTGAATTTTGTGCTTCATGTGTTTGTGGTTTTATTTAATTGTTTTTATTTCCTTAACTATATCATTTATTACATAATACTGAATACTATAACCTTTTTCTAAGATAGACAATGCTTTAGAATATAAATCTTTTGAGATGGTTTTATATTTTAACCTCTGCTTTAAATCTTTGAGGCGACTACTTTTTGTGTTTGGTTCTTGTGTTATACTAATCATTGTTATTGGTTTAAAAATTGTCTGCTAATATACAAATAATGATAATGATAAAAAATACTTTAATTGGATTCTTTTGAATAAATGTTTCTAGGTTGTTCATAATGTTATGCAGTTGGTAGGATACTGCTCCCCTTGTTTGTTTAGTTTAGTTTTTTTAGTTGTTGGTACAAGCTATGTATCATGCTTGAGTAATCGTTTACTGAAATCAATTTGTTTTGTAGTGCCCAGTTTAGGTCTTTAATTTCTTGCTCAATTTTGTGTTTCATTTGTTGTGGTTTAGGATTCAAAGATAAACCTTTATTTAATACAAAGTACACTTAACTTTAGTTTTTTCTATAAATCTTTTTTATATAGTTATAGATATTATCTATTGTTCATCTTCAAGGTTATCTAAATCGTTAACAGAGTTAATCTCCCACGCTTGGCTAAATTCTTGGTCTGAAAACATTTCAGCTAATCCAGATATTTGGCATAACCTTAAAACTTCGTCTGCATCCATTCCTAATTCTCTAGCTATTTTTTCATCTGACCAATTACGCTTTTTAAGGTCTACTACAATATCACTCATAGCAGTTACCTTATGTTTGCCCCTTGCTCTGTTATGTCTGATTGTAGAAGCTATCCTATCTCCTTTGTCCTCTCTAGCTTGATTAATTGTAACTACTGGCAAATAACCCTTAACCCTTGCTTGAATATCTGCACATTCTTTACCTACTCTGTTTCTGTGGAATCCATCTATTACCTCCCTAGTTCCTCCATCCTCATACATGGTTACTATCGGTTGAGTATATCCGTCTGCTTCAATACTTAATCTAAGTAATTCCATTTCTGGAGGTGCTACACTATTAGGATTATAATCGTTTGCGTGTACCGATGTGTTCTTTACCCATAAGACGCAATCTACTGGCTCATGCTTAAAAGGACTAATCTTGTGAAGTTCCTTTTTAATTTCATTGATTGCGTTTACTTGTTCATCTAATTCTAGTTTACTTAGATAGTTGATTAAGTTTGTTAATTCGTTCATAAGTGGTTTATTTAAATGTAAAGATATAGAAATTATATTTAACTAAATAATTCTGGCTGCCATTTTTCCCTTCTTTTTTTCATTAGCAATAAATACTTTTCATAGGCTTCAGATTTATGTTGCGTAAAAGATAAACCCTTACACCAATAATCATTTCTTAGCAATGACTTGCAAACCCTTCGCCATGATGGTACTTTCCTTTCCTGCTCTAATCTATAATCTGCTTCATCTGGTATTCCATTTTCATAACCCTTATCTATCCACCACTTTTGGAATATTGCTATTTTATTCTCGTAGTGTTCCTTAGTCTTAGGTGGCATTGAATTGATTAATAGGTTAGCAAAACTTCTCCATGTGTGATTCTCTGGTTTAGTTACTTTTCTATATCCGTTTATGTTTCCATTCTCATTTATGTATAAAGCACCGCTATTAGCACCATTAACCCTAGCTACTATCTTTGCCCATGTTTCTGGCTCTATTAAATGAAATAACCACAATCCCCTTCTTTGGTCATCTCCATAAGGTTGGCAAATCCTCATTTGATTTATTGTTAATCCTGCCATGTTCATTAAGTCATAAAGTCTATTGTGCTTACACTCTGGGAACTTATAATGATAAATCCATAAGTCTTGGGTTTTCCAGTCGTAAATAGGATAAACATTGTAAACACTATCTTTAACTAGGGTAGTATATTTTTTATCTCCAAACTTTTGCTTTTTATCACTTGCAATAGTTCGCCATCTATTTAAACTTTCGCTAGTTCTAATCCCTACAAAACAAGCACACGTTTTGCCTTCTGCATACCAGCTACCAAACTCTGGCACGAAATCTTCAAACTCCATACCTTCATAAAAAAATGGAAAGTAGTTAGCATCGTTAATACACCCTTTAGGTAATTCTCTTATCCAGTCATCTTTTCTGTTTTCATCCCAGCATACCCAATGAGTTTCAAAAACAGATACTGCATTTCTTAGATGTATTGATAAACAAACCCAATAAGGAACTATCCACTCTTTGTATTGTTCATACATATTGTGAACGTGTTCTATTGTTATTTTGTACTGACCTTCAAGGTCTACAAATAACACCCCTATTTTTTGATTCCTTTTTTTAGCTTCAGCCATTACTAGATGCATCATTACGGTTGAATCCTTACCGCCAGAAAAAGAAAGGTAAACTTTTTCAAAGTTATCAAAAGTCCATGCAATTCTTTCTATTGATTCTTCATAGACATTCTTAGTCAAAAAGTGTTTTGAGTTCATGCTCTAAGTGGTTTAGTTTAAACAAAGATATAGCTTTTTTTGCTTTATTGTTAGCTTCTATCTGATTTTTTTCTGTTAATTTCCCCCAAACCTCTCTAGTAATATGTTCTGGTATACCTAATTCATAGCATACTGCACATTGACCTATGAACGCTTTTTTGTTTGTTTGTGGGTCTGATAGGTTGTGTTCGGTTGTATACTTCCACTCCTTAACAACCTTAATCATAGCATCCCCCCAGCGTTCTACATCCTGCATAAACTCTAAAGCATCAATGCACATTTGTTCTTCTACTTCTTTAGAATGTTTTCTCCACATTCCGTTTTGGTAGTCTTCCCAAAGTAAATAATTATAATATACTTGCTTCATATAAAACTGTATTTTCCCTTACCCATTCTGCTTTGCCAGTTCTGCCATGATAAAGATAAAGCCATTACGCAATCGTCATGAAACCCCGAAGGAGCAGAATACTTAACGCCATTAGCAGTAAACTGATATTCAAATATATCTAACTCATTAACTATTACCCCGTCTGGGTAGCCTATTGATTTACTATGAATAGCGTTTTGAAGTCCTACCATTAACTGCTGCTTAGAATTAGACGTAAACTTTAATCCATCTACCATTAATCCTGCCCTTTGTAGTTCCTCAAAAATTGGGTCACCTACTCCTGTGCTATCTAGCAAGATAGGTTTTCTAGGTAGCTTTAATATAGCTTGTTTAGTTGTATGCCAGTCCTTTTGGAATCTGTCTAGGTAGCAAACATTCCCACCTGCATCTAGTCCTATTATAACTGACCAGTCATAACTCTTAGCTAAGTCTATTCCAAAGCAAACTGGCTCTTGATTGCTTAGTGGTCTTATACAAGCCTTTATGTTTTCAGAGCCAAAAGGATTAGCAGCGTTCTCCATTGGGTTAGCTAGGTACTCCTGCTCAAATACTGGTGCAGGTAATTGTCTTCTAGCTTCGTCTATTTCCGCTCTATCTATAAATGGATTATCATAAGTTGTAAATTTAAAAGATTGCCAACCATCCTCTCCATTTTTCATAGTTAAACTATAGAAATAATCTTTACCTCTAGGAGTTGATACAAATATGGCAGAGCCTTTGAAATCGGTTAGCGTTGGTCTAATTGAGTTTAACCAACCCTGCTCTAAGTTCTTGATATAAGGTGCTTCATCTAGTATTGCCCTATGGAATTTCTGACCTCTTAGATTGTCTAGCTTCTCTCCTGTAAAGAAACGTATTACTCCACCAGTAACAAAGTGAAAAGTTAAATCAGACTTATTTATAGTTGCTGCTTCTGTTGGGATTAACTTACTCATGTCCTCAAAGAAAACCTTAGCAAGTTGATAGGTAGGGGTTATGTAAGCGACTAGTTTACCTTCTAAAGCATCTTGAATAGATATATTCTGGCAGATAAGAGATTTACCCCACCTTCGCCCACACATTAACACAATAAACCTAGCCTTACTATTTAAGACTTGCCTCTGTGCCTTATGGGGTTTCTTCAGCGTTATCGGTATCTCCTTCGTATCTAACAACTATTTCAGTTTTTACTTTATCGTTATTCTCATTCTTAGTTCCATCACTCCATTTACTTCTGAATCTGTTAATCATATTCAATCTCCAGATTCTATCGTTAAAGAATGGTATCTCGTTAATCATTCCGCTCCTTCCTATTTTCTCCCACCATACCATACTTTTTTGAGTTCCTATCTTCTTGGAGACGGAAAAATCTTCATGCACCTTTGCCCATTCATATAAAGTATCTTCTGCTACCTCTATAATTCCACCAAAAGATTCAAAAGAATATCCCTCACTCATGTGGTCTATGAACATC